TTTATATAAAAAAAGTATATAACATGAAATCATGAAAGGTTAAGAACCTTAAAAAAATAATGAATATGAATGTATCTAAACAACAAAGACCTTTATATTGAGGTAATCATATCAAAAGCTCAAGGAAAACTCACAAGAAACGCTGAGAAAATGTTAGAGCTACTAGCAAAGAAAACAATTAAAAAAATGAGATATTGGTCCAATGATGATAAATTGGATTGTTACCAATCAGGTCTACTTGATATGTTTCAAAACTGGTACAACTTCAATGAAGATAAATCGGTAAACGCATTCGCATACTTCACAGAGGTATTTAAAAGAGGAATAGCTAAAGGATTTAATGAGTTGTATAAGAAAAAAGGAGATAATGATAATTTAATTAAATTATTATCAATCGAGGGATCAAATGATGGCATGGGACTCCACTCACTCTAATATCAATCTGAAAACATTTGATATAGTTATGACACCAGCATTTGGCACCGCTAATATACCAATAACTATATTTCCTTCTAGGCAGAAAAGACGAAAAGAAAAAATTCAAAACATCTTTAAAATAAAAAAACCACTCATTTGAGTGGTTTTTATTTTTATTAATATATTAAGCTTCTGTTTCAACTTCACTATATACCGTCTCTAACATTCTTTCTGAAACTAAATAAGGATCACAATTTGATGCTGGTCTTCTATCTTCAAAGTAACCTTTCTTTTCAATTATAGCTTGTGCTGGAATTCTAATAGAAGTATCTCTTGTAGAAAATCCATAACTGAAATCGTTAATACTTGATGTTTCGTGTTGACCTGTTAATCTTTCTTCGTTGAATAAACCATAGATTTCAATGTGTTCTTTTTGAAATCTTTTTAACTTAGACATTGTTTCTTTGATTATATCTAACCCACCTTCTTCTCTCATCTCTTTAGTTGAAAAGTTAACATGACATCCAGTTCCGTTCCAGTCTCCTTTTAATGGTTTTGGATGTAATGAAACATTAGTATCATACTTTTCAGCAACTCTTTGTAGTAAATATCTAGAAACCCATAATTGGTCAGATCCATTTAATGATGTAACTGGACCAATTTGATATTCCCATTGTCCAAGTAATACTTCAGCGTTTATTCCTGATATATCTAAACCTACTTCTATACACATATCCATATGTTCTTCAACTATATTACGACCAATAACCGTATCAGCTCCGATTCCACAATAATAATCACCTTGTGGTCTAGGCCCTTTTGATGAGTCTAATCCAAATCCTAAAGGTAATCCAATTCCTTCTCCAAATGGCATATGTGGTTTGTGAGTAAGAGTATATTCTTGTTCCCATCCAAACCAAGGTTGTTCATTTTTTTCAATTGTCTCAGTTAATCCTAACTGATTCATTTTTTGCTCTAACTTATTTCGGTGATTAGTTATGTGTGGAGTTCCGTCTGGGTTTAATACTTCACAAAATACTAATCTATGTGGGTATCCTCTGAATGGATCTTTTGTTATAAAGACCGGTTTTAAAAGACAATCTGTATTTTTGCCTCTTCCTGATTCTGCTTGTAATGTTGAACTTCCATCGAAAGACCACATAGAGTAATCTTTTGCTAAAAGTGTGTCTGCTTTTTCGACAATTTTAGTTTTACTTCTTAATTGTTGTGGCTCTGAACCATCTAACCAAATGTATTCTAATTTTACGCTCATTTTAAAGTTTTTTTTATTTTATGAAACTTTTTCATAATTGTTTTATAAAATGACTATAAATTATTAAAAAAATGAATAAGGTTATTTTACAACTTTGGGAAGAGTCAAATCAGAATGATGGTGTGTTTAGTAATGGATGCTCAATTCATATTAATGAACAAGAGAGATTGAAATTTATTTCAGATATTTATCATAATAGAGAGTCATCAGTGATTCCGGATGAGTATGATAGTGTTGTTGGTGAAGGTATTGAGGTGTTTATAACTGATAGTATTTATAATTTATTATCTACTTCAAAGTCTGTTAAAATATCCGAAGTTGAGTTTCAAAATCTTATAAAATTTGAAGATATAATATATAACACAGAAATGATATGATTACTTTTTTTTATTATTTTCTTTTAGTCTTTATATGGACTAAGATATTTCTTGTTTTTAACAAACAAAGATTAGACTTAAACTTTAGAAATAAAGATCTAATGGCTATTAAAAAAATAGACTTAGTTTATTACTTCACAGAATTTCTATTTTTTGTTTGGATGATTATAGGATTATGGTCATCTCAAAAAGTATTATTTATTACTTTACTTTCTCTATATCTTCTTAAATTTCCATTTTATCATTTAAGTAAAAGGTTATATGCAGTTTGGGATAATATACTACCTAGTATTTCTATCATCTTTATATTGATGATATTTATTTATAGTCTTATACATTAAACTTCTTAAGATGATCTTCAGTTATTATAATGAAGGTATATCCTTTTTTATTACACCATTCAATTACGGTTTCCCACTTTTGTTTATTTTTATAAGCCATTTTTAAGTCGTACTCAAAGTTTTTTAGTTTCTTAGTTCCTTTATCAGGTACTTCTAATCTTCCTTCATTTAGAGCTTGAACCATTTTATACTCTTTCATTGGTTTAACTTCAGCTACTATTTGTTTTAATTCACCATTAACTCTCATTTCATAGTAAAAGTCAACGTGATATATATGGCTCTTAACTTTGGTATCACCGTTGTCAAAGTGTGTCATTTGATATGGTATTTGTAAACACTCTGCTCCCCATTTTGTAATTTCAGACTTCATGTCTAACCAATACATAATTTTCTTTTCCCAAGAACTTCTAAAATAAACACCACCTTGTGTATTTAACTTAATTACCTTGTCTTTATTCTTAGGTATATAATTTCCTTGATTATAATTAGAGTTATTTGGCTTTGAATTTAACATATCTATAATAGTTTTCTTTATATATAAAAGAAAATTGAACTCATGGGAGAATTAGTTGATAGAATAGGTCTTAGAATGTTAGTTGATGGTGATGGTATAGCTGATAATTTTAAAAATAACTCTTTATATTTTTATAATAAGTATCAAAAATCAGATAAAGATGTTTTTGCTGTTGATGTTAAAGATTTAATACCTGGTATGTTTTTTCACCTACACTATCTTAATGATTCCAATTGGATGAAATGGTCACCTATTTTTGTCACAAATTATAAAAAAATAGGAAATCAAGTAATAGTATTTGGTGTTAATTTAAATTTTATACCACTTGAAGTAAGAGCTTTTCTCTTTGATAAATTTATTACAGAAGAAGATTTAGACCAGAATAGACCACTAAAAGTTAATTATGAAGGTATGTATGCTGAACTTATAAAGTTTGGATTTGAATATGCTATAGTTGAATATGATGTTAGATTGATTAAACTAGTTCATAGAATTGATATGAGTTTAGTTCCTAGATTTTTAATATCCGGTCATCCTAAAAATAAATATGATCCAGGTAAATTATTTGATATATGGCAAGTTAAGCTAAAGGATAAGGATAAGAGACATCAAGAAATAATGAACTCGTCTATGGCTGACTTCTATGATGTCAGAGGTGAGATTTCTGAGAAATATGTTGTGTTGAAAAAACATATACAAAGAATTCAAAGCAATCAGAAAAAATATGGTAATAAATAATTAATATATAATCATATAAAATATACAAGTATTATGAAACACATCAGAAAATTTGAAGAATTAGATTACTCAACATATATCAGTGCTGCTGATAAATTAGAAGATTTTGGACAAATCGATAGAGCTAAAGAGTTAAGATCACACGCTGTTACTATGTCTAGAAGAGAAGTTGACGAGATGACTTTTGGTATTTTAGTTGGTGGTGTTAGACCTTTTCCTGAGGCTAAGTTCCAAGAGATGAGTTTATTTAGATCAGGTGAGTCTTTTTTACTTAGAGCCATATTCAACTCTGGTAATAATACACATAGAATAGACTCTGTTATCGATCCTAAAACAGGTGATATTACTTGGAGTGAGGGTAATAAATTTTTAGAGAAAAGATCAACTATGAAATTTCAAAAATTAGTAGATGCAATTTCTAAAAATCAAGACGATTTTCAGTCATTTTTCGTTGAAAGTAAGCTAAATCCAACGGATTTGAAGGTTGTTTTTAGAACTTTCTATGTATAATTCAACATTATCAATTGTTTGGAGGGACTCTTTGATTTTAATATATAATATAAATTTTATTAAAACAATAAATGGCTTCTTATAATCAATCTAATCAAGATACATCAAATTCGAATTTCGCTTACACAAATAGTGCAGTTGAAAACAAAGGACTTTTTAATAGAATTTTAAGAAGTTTATCATCATATGGTATGAATTATGATGATATGATTGTTAGAAATCAAGTTGGTATTGGTATCAACGAAGATCCATACGCTGCTAGAGGTAACTCAATGTATGATTTCTTTTCTCAGAGAGCCGTTGCTTCAGTATTAAATAGAAAATCTATTCCTTACTTAGATAAAGCATATGGTGATAAAAGAAGAATCCTAAGAGAGTATTCTATTAAAGATGAGATTAGAGACTTTGTTAGTTCGATAGCTGATGAGAGTATCGTTTACAATGATGATAGAGATTTTTGTTCACCAAAAACATTATCTAATGAGTATCCACAAGAAGTAAAAGATAAATATCAAGAGTATTTTGAAAAGATTTATAATAAGTTTGGATTCGGTGATAGTATCACGGCTTGGAATATGATGAAAGACTTTTTAGTTGATGGTTATTTAGCACTTGAGATTATTTATGATGATAAAAAGAAAAATATCATTGGATTTAATAGATTAAGACCAGAAACTTTAGTTCCAGCTTATGAACCAACAATAGGTCACTTATGGATTCAGTTTCCAGAGGATCCTCAATTAAGAAGAATATTCTTAGATTCTCAAATAGTTTATATTTCTTACTCTACTCAAAATGATTATTCAGAAACTTCTTATGTTGAAGGTTTAATTAAACCATATAATCAGTTAAAGATTCTTGAACAAACAAGAGTTATGTTTAACATTATTAATGCCACCGTTTATCAAAAATTTACTATTCCAATTAAAGGTTTATCAAGACAAAGAGCTGAAGAACAAATTGGTCAATTAATTAATGACTATTCAGAAGAGGTTGAATGGGATGACACATTAGGTACTTTAAGTATCAATGGAGCCAAACACTTACCTTACAATAAACAAATTTGGTTTCCTGAAGGAGATGCTGGTACACCAGCTATGGAATTAGTTTCACCAGAAGGACATAACTTGAATGAGTCTGATATGTTAACTTGGTTCTATAACGCCTTGAAAAGAGCTTCTAAAATTCCTTTCCAAAGATTTGATAAAGAGAATGGCGGTGGTAACCTTTTCTCAGATGCTTCTGAGATGACAAGAGATGAGATTAAGTTTTATAACTTTGTTAATAGATTAAGAGCTAACTTTAAAGAATTAATTGTTAAACCTCTTAAATTACAAATGTTAATTGAGTTCCCAGAATTGAAAGATGATGAAGTTATCATGAATCAAATGGATATTACTTTTAACTCAAATCAAGTATTTGAAGAGTGGAAGAAATTAGGAAACTTAGCTAAGAAAGCTGAGATATTTGGAACATTAGTTGGAATTATGAATGGTGAGAAACCTTATTTCCACGTTGATTACTTAATAGACAATGTATTTAAACTTACTCAAGAAGAAATAGCTGAAAATCAAAGATACTGGGCTAAAGATGCTGCGTCTGTCGCCGCCGCTGCCGCCGCTGCCGGTGGTGCTCCTGCTGAAGGTGGTGAAGCTCCTGTTGAAGGTGGTGAGACTCCGCCTCCTGCTGAAGGTGAAGCTCCTGCTCAAGGTGGTGCTCAAGCCGCTCCAGAAGCTCCGGCTGAGGGTGGAGAAACTCCTCCTGCTGAAGGTGGTGGGGAATTCGAATTCTAGTTATCTAGAATCTCTTTATCAAATTTTGTAAGACTGGATATTCCTTTACTTAATATTTTATCAAGAACAATATCCTTTGTAGTAAAATCTTCTTTGAAACTTAATATTAATTTAAGTA